AAGACAGAGAGTTACTACTCAACATTATTCCATGAGATTACTCATTGGAGTGGGCATAAGACTAGATGTAATCGTACACTATCAGGTTCGTTTGCATCAAATGATTATGCTTTCGAAGAACTTATAGCAGAACTTGGTGCTAGTTTTCACATGGCTAAGTATGGTATGTTACACACAACCAGGCAAGACCATGTGCATTACTTAAAGTCATGGGCTAAGGCTCTTAGAGATAAGCCAGATGCACTACGTTCTGCTTGTAAGTATGCTAGTCAATCTTTCTTTTACATTAGGGATGTAACTAATAAGATAGATAGCATAGAACAAGTAGCAGTATAGGAGGTGAACATGTACGCAGTAAAAATTATATGGAGTATAAATATAATAGTGTGGATGTACATTATTTTAATAACAATATATTAAGGAGAATAATTATGCAGAAAGATGAATGGTATAATATAGTAAGGACTACCGATCCTGAAACAAGTAGAGTTGCCGCCAAACAAGAAATTGGTAGAGTGCGTAAAGCTAAAGACAGAGTACTAGAGTTAATCATGGAGATAGGTGGACTATCTGGTATGACTGATGAAGAACTAGCATATCAAGATGGTATTATTACATCTAAGTATAGAACAGCTAGAGTGTGGTTAGAACGTGAAGGGTATATCGAAGCTAATGGTACACGTAAATCTACACATGGTAAACAACAACGCATATGGTTTGCAACAAGACAAGGCAAAGATATGTATATAAATATAAAGGAGAATTAAATGATAAACCAACAGCAAAGAGAAAAAATATTTCCAACATTATGTAAACGTACACAAGACAGAATCAAAAGTGGTGAAGATATATTCTGGATGGTAGATTTTGCAGATGAACCACAGATCTTTTCATATACTTATTATGAAATGATTGAACAATTAAATAGTTGGAGTGGGTTTGTTCAAGATGATTGGTCAATAGCATATGATCTAAAAGTGTTTGATGATTACTGGGATTGTCTTGATTACTTTAATACTAAACGTCAAGAGATACGTGATGCGTATGAAGCAGAAGCACAACTAGCTTCGGAGGATAACCATGTATAGAAGTGAACACATGAGTATGCTACATGAGATAGCACGTGCAGTTAATCGTGTCAAAGATATGGTTGATGTGTATATAGATTTCATAGATGAGAATGATATAGAAGATAAGGTACGAGAGATAGAGTACATGCATTACAATAGATCAGGTGGCTTCTATAATATACATGATTGTAATTGGACTCTTGATAAAGTTATAGGTGTAGTAGAAATGATAGAGAAAACTTATGATCCTAAAAGACATATAGCATATAGAAAAAAGAAGGAGAATAAGAATGGGTAGATCAGCAATAAACTTAGAAGATTTTAAAGATGTACCTCATCATCATAGTAAGATGTTGTATAAGATAGCCAAAGACAAAGGACTAACTGTTACACAACTTACTTATGAAGTAGATCTTTCTTATACATTTGTATTGCAGATACTAAAAGGTATACAAAACATGAGTCCTAAAACTGCAAGTAGAATAAGAAAGAAGTATGACTTCCCTATCTATGGATAGTAAGTGTAAGGTTCAGGCATAAAAAACGTACAGAGAAAAATGATTAAATTATTCCTGTCCCTAATATCTGGGCATAAACAAAGCCTTGCACTTATGCAATAGATGAGTATGATAATGATATGAAAAAATTAAATACATACATGGAACAACTTACTTTGGTTGCAGATAAAAAAGGTATCAACTTGCGAGAGGCTTTCCGTAAGTCTGGTATACAAGATAGTACTTACCACAGAATAAATACTGGTGAGTTTTGTTTAAGAGAATCAACAGCACAAACAGTATGGGAGTACATACATGAAGAACACTACAACAAAGTCCGTAAAGAAATCTAGGACAGGTAGATACGAAGCATATAATGGAGAGATGATTTACTTTCAATCCAATGCTAAAGCAGATAGATACTTACAGCTTGTAAAATTTTTAGAGAATAAATCTATTACTGATTTAGAAATCAAACCTACTTATGATGCAGTTGTACAGAATAAAAAGATGTGTACATTTACACCAGACTTTAGATACATGACACTTGAACCTAACGATCACCGAGGATATCAAGTTATTGAAGACGTGGTGGGTGTAACTACAGATGTATACAAATTAAAAGTAAGTCTTATTGAAGCAACGAACTTCATTAAGGTACATAGTATACCAGCAAAGGAGATAGAAACATGGGCAGAGATTATACCATTAAACCAATAGATGACGAGTGGATGCCAGATGATAAGTTGCAACTCTGGTTTTTCAATACATATCAACATGCAACAGACGGAGATTTAAATTATGAAACAGATCAATTTCGAGACTACTACCTTTCAAGAGGGGAAAGAAAGTACGACTGGTCAGCTTGCTTCAGGTTCTGGTGTCGTAAATCTTTCAGATTGGATAAAGCTACATCAACGACCAAGGCCTATACTAAACAAGATAGAGTTAGTAACAACAACAATGACTCAATCAGATCTTATCTTGATAGATACAATAGCAACAGTAACGTACGACAAATTAGAACAGATAAAAAATAACAGTGAGTTGGCTGAAGTCAAGGAGCGTATCAGTCGTGTGTTGTATAGTGTAGAAAAAGATTTACATTGGAACTGTAGTGTAGAACAACAAGACAAAAAGATAATACCATTCTTAAAAGTATTAGCTGATACCTTCCAAGTAGAAATGCCCAGGGCAGAAGGTCTAAAGTTTTATATAGAATCTATAAGAGATATACCACCATTGTTATTACAAGAAGCAACAGTCAAAGTATTAAAGACACATAAGTATAATACTTTCCCTTTGCCTGCTACCTTACGAGAAGCTATTGACACAAAGCTAGATCAAATGTTATCCTTTTATAATTGGTGCAAGGTGTCTTACTCACGTATTGCAACAATACAGTAAACATTCTCCGACTCTGAGCCAGTAACATCCCTTAGTTACTGGCTTTTTTTATGTTGATTACAATGCAGAAATGCATTACAATAATTTAATAAAGGAGAATGTAATGAAGAACTTTGATAGAACCATTGGTCTTGGTGGTAGTGATGCTAATAGTATATGGCATAACTATGACCCAGTAAAACTCTGGGAACTAAAGACTAATAAAAGATTAGAAGATGATTTAAGTGATAACTTTCAGGTGCAACTTGGTACATATACTGAGTCGTTCCATGTAGATTGGTTACGTAAATATCACAAACCATTTCATGGTATATCTGAATCCACTCATACTTACACTAGAGAATTGTATGGCATAACATTGTATGCACATCTTGATGCTATTGTAAGAATAAATGGATTGGAATATATACTAGAGTGTAAACACAGTAACAGTAGAGTAAGTCCAGAAGTAAAAGCTAGATACTATGCACCACAATTACATCACTATATGCATATACTTGGTGATAGTTATTGTTACATATCTATTATATGCGGCAATGATACACCAGAGGTATTACGTGTAGATTTCAATGAGGAGTTTTGGAATAGACTAAAGTCTAAGATGATAAGGTTCTGGTCGTTTGTTAAAAACGATAAGCAACCACCAGTGATAGGGAAGCCTAGTGATTCAGACAAAGAGATAGTGTCTGACATATTAGTCAATGAATACAAGGACTATAACATGATAGATAATACAGAGTATGTAAGATTAGATTCTACATTAGACCAATACTCTGGTGCTATCGAAGGCTTCGAAGAAACGAAGATGAAGATTAAGTTACTAGTACCAAAGGATGCAAAGAAAGTATCGTATCCTAATAGTAATTATGTAATAACACGCAACAAGAAAGGTACACTTGTTGTAACTAAATCAAAGGAGAATGATAATGGCAGATAAAAAAACTAAACCTGATTTCAATACAGATTTCTTTAACTTGCTACATGCAGTTACTAATCCGTATAAGTCAGGTACTAACCCACACTTCAAGAGTAAGTTTGCAGACTTGCCTACTTGCTTAAAGACAGTTAAGCCTGTATTAAAAGAACACAACTTTGCATTACATCAAATAGTAAAGCAATCAGATAAAGGTGAAGGTACTGTATTGCAAACTAACTTGATGCATATATCAGGCAATGTAATGAGAGATGGTGGTATACCTTTAGTGTCTAAAGATTCTAATGATCCACAAAAACTTGGTGGTTCTATTACCTATGCTAGACGTTATGGCATGTGTGCAATACTTGGTATTGTAGGTGATGATGATGATGATGCTAATAAAGCTAGTGAACCAGACTTAAAAGGTATCGATAGATTGTTTAGAGAATACGAAGCCAACATAGAAGAATGTGCTGACGTACAAATGGTTAAAGATATTAACAATAGTTTCTCAGATGAGATCAAACCATTAGACGACAAACAGATTGCTAGGTTTAGAGCAGTGTATACTAAGAAAATTAATTCATTTAAAAAGGAGAATAAAAATGCAGACAGTTAATCAAGTTACAATACTAGGACATTGTGCAGTAGATCCAGAGTCAATGAAGAACGAAGACTTTTGTAAGTTAGTAGTTACTACCAACTCAGGTAGTAAGGACAATCGTAAAGCACATCATCATAAGATCAGTGTCTTTGATCCTTACAAGACTGGATTTATTATGCAGTATATTAAGAAAGGTATGATTGTATTTGTTCAAGGTGAACTACAGTATAGCAAACTAGATGATGGTACATACTATACCAGTATCGTGTGTGGTAAGTTTGATAGTAAGGTAGAACTTTGTGAGAAAAAAGCAGTAGCAGATGATGACGCACCACCATTCTAATATATGTTTAACATTACGTAGAGCCAGAGCAGATTGTAATTACACCTACTTAGATGTATCCAATCTGACTGGCTTGAGTATATCTACTATAGTCAATGCAGAAAGAAAGATACCTAGTCCTAGAACTATCAAAGCATTATCACACTGCTATGGTATCAAAGTAAATCTTGCACAAAATATTAAAGGTAATGTAGTATACTTATAATTATGGGTATGTTTGATGATGCTTGGCGAAAAGCTACACTAAAGAAACAATGTAAGTATTGTGGAGATGAAGCTATAAAGTGGAAAGGTGGTACTTATTATTGTAGGAAATGTTACGAACAAGTAGTGGTAAAAAGAATAGACAAGGAAATTTCTGCACCCCCTTATAGGAGAGGAGGGGGGTCGGAAATTTCCGAACACCAGGGAAAAAGAAAGAAGCCAAGAGAAATTAACATATCAAAATATAAATTTATAAAATAGGAGTATATATGATAAATGAATTAGTAAATCAATTAATGATAGATGAAGGTAGTGTGACGAATGATAATGGTAGACACATAGCATACCTATGCCCAGCAGATAAATGGACAATAGGTTATGGTATTGAAGTTCAGGATCATGGACTATCAGAAAAAGAAGCAGAAGATTTATTAAGGCAAAGAGTTATGGCAGTAGTGGATGAAGTGCATATGAACTATCCGTTTATAAAGTCCGCACCTTTACCTATCAAGTTATCTTTTTATAACATGGCATACAATTTAGGTATAACTAGACTTAGTAAATTTAAAAAAATGATTGCTGCTCTCGAAGCTACAGACTATTTAACTGCAAGTGAAGAAGCAAAAGATAGCCAATGGTATAGTCAAGTAGGTGAAAGAGCAGAACGTATTGTAAATATATTTAAAGATAGTGCAGATAAACATTTCTCTTGAAGTAAACGACAATAAATATATATTATTTGTACTAGGGATTTTATTAATAAACACAATTGTTATAATTATTGTGGGATAAATTACTATATGTTGTGATTTTAATTATATCCCTAGTACAATCACAAACCCCAGAAAACTGGGATTTCTTGGATCGATATAAGGCTCACTGAGTGCCAGTGAAAAATGTTTGCTTATGATTGTACCTAGTTTTTAGGAATCTTAGTATCAGTTTTCTTCAACTTGTCAAAACTCCTGAGTCCACCAAGTCCTAGCAGTCCGAGCAACAACGGCATCATGACTGACATGTCAGCTTGTGGTATTGTTATACCAAACCCAGCACAAATTGGTGAGATCATATAGTTAACCATTAAAGATATACTACAGACCCAGCCTACGAGAGGTCGCCACGACGATTGAAACCAGTTACCTTTAGCTTCTGCTTTATTAATTTCTATTTGTTGAAGCATTAATTGCTGACTATGTTTCTCTGCCATAGTACTTATCTCATGAGCAAGCTGTGCTTGTTTATCTTTATCTCTTACAAATTTACCAATGAGTTTTGTTGCTGGTCCAATTAATGCAGTAAGTGCCATGTTATTTCTCCTTGTTAGGTACAGTTATATATAAAGATTTGTATTCAAGTATGTCTAAATGTTGCTCAACTAAAGCCATGTCATGTCCTTCGTTCATACATATCATATAATATTTTGGTTTAAAAACCATACACTCTGCTGTATCTATTTCTTCTGCAAATGCAACGTAAGCAATTACACACATGGCAACTATAGTAAATATAACACCAATACCAATGCTAGCTTGCTTTGCTACATCCATCATCTCTTTTTGTTTTTGCATCTTTCTTTTCCTTGCTATTTTTTTTTGTTCTTTAATTTCATCTATCCTACGTTTACGTTCATTTAATATTTCATCCCAAGTACTTGGTCCGAAACGAAGGTTAATCATATTTTTAACTTCTCTCATTTGCTCTTGTGCTAACTTTGCATCTATTATGGATTCAGTAACATTAGATAAACCTAATTCGTTTGCAGTACTATTAGCATCTTTACTTCTTTGTTTATTAATTTGTTGTTGACCAGTAAACATTTGATCTATCTGTTTAGCTATACCAGATATATCGTTTACTGTATTGATATTATCTTTTATAAATGAAGTTGCCTGTTTAAATAATGCTATTCCTGACAACACTGCTGTTACTGGTTCTACCATTAGAAAGGTCTTTTCTTAGGGGGTCTACCTCGTTTCTTAGGTTTGCATTTGCATAACTTACCAAACAATCTTTCTTTAATCTTTTGATAAATTTTTTTAATAGCTATCATTAAACCTCTTATGGTTTAGTTGGCATTGTAACTTTATTTACTTTAGCAACAGTATCTAAACCAGCAGTAATATCTCTAAGCTTTTGTCTATAAGTTTTCATATCATCAGACATAGTAACATCTGATAAAGCATACCAATCAGTCATAGATAATAATTCATTCCTTATTCTTCTTAAACCATCAAGTGCTATATCTAATTCTACTTCTGAATATTTTGCTTCTATATCAGATTTTGATATGGGTGTAGTACCATTTACCCATTCTATATTATCAATATTATCAGCATTTATAACAAATTCTGCTTTTGGATTAATTTTATGTATTGCTCTTTCTATCATTATGCTCCTATCTCCATACAAGTTAAAGTTGATATACCTCTAGGTGTGTGTGATGCGTTATTGCTTGAATCATCTGAATGTTTATTTACAAAAATAGTACTGCTTCTAGCTTTTACTTTTACAGTATAAGTTTGTTGAGATGTTGAACTAGGTGAATCTATTAAACTATAAGCTAATCCTTCAACACTACCACCAGCACCTCTGTATCCATGTTGAGATAAAGTTCCTGTTCTACTTCCTTGACCAGTAATTTGATCTTCAACAATATTTGTTGATCCCCTAAAAATATCTACTCTGTTATTACTATTTTGACCATTTGAATCAGTATAATGACCCATACAAGCTGTTAAATTTAAAAATATAGCAATTTTACTTGTAGTTGCTGACGGAGTAATATCTAACGTTAATCCTGTAACTGTTGTATCTGAAGTACTTGATGTAGAAAAAGTATCATTTTTTTGAACAGTCACTACTTGTAATATTTTACCACCTCCAGGAGTAGCAAAACTTAAATTACCAGAACCATCTGTTTGTAAAACTTGATTAGCTGAACCATCTGATGTTGGATGAGATAATCCATCAAGAATAACTTTACCAGTACCATTTGGTGTAACTGATATGTCACCATTTACTCCATCAGCTATTGCTATTGTTCCTGAATTTGTACCTGAGTTTGTGCTAAGTGTAAGATCACCTGTACCTTGAGTAGTAACTATTGCGTTAACATTATTGTCACCAACCATTACTGTATCAGCACCTAAATTTACATCTCCTGTACCATTGGGTGTAATGTTTATACTTGCATTTGATGTTGATACAATCGAGTTGCCATTAACATCTAAATCACCACCTAGTTGAGGACTTGAATCTCCACTAACATCAGATGATACACTTCCAAAGGATATGTTTCCTGATCCATCTGTCTTTAAAAATTGTCCATTAGTACCATCAGCAGTAGGTAATGATAATCCATCTACTATTACTTTACCTGAACCATTTGGAGTTATAGCTATATTGCCATCAGATGCAGATACAATACTGTTTCCATTTACATCTAAGTTTCCATCTAGCTTAACTTCCGTACTAGCCGCTCCTCGTACTTTATCTACTTTAATTGTGCTTGCCATATTTACTCCTTAAAATATTTCTAATGTGCCATTACCACTTACAGTCCAAGTAGAACTACCACTTACAGTTATCGGTCCAAAGAGAAATGCGTTCTTTGTGCTGGCTGTTGTTGATGTAACATCACTACTTACACTATTATAATTACTAAAGTAATTTCCTTGTGTTGTCAACTCACTTGCTTGTACTGTACCAAAACTAATTGTTCCAGAACCATCAGTTTTAAGAACTTGGTCTGCTGATCCATCACTAGAAGGATAACTTATTCCGTCTAAAACTACATTACCAGATCCATTTGGTGTAATATTAATATCTCTATTAGATGTAGATATTATTGAATTTGTCTGAACATCAAGATTTCCACCTAATTGAGGAGTTCCATCTTGTACTACATCTGTTAAAGAACCAGCAACTATAGTTACCCAAGCTGATCCATTATAATATTTAAGAACATTAGCTGTGCTATTATAAGCTAGATCACCTTCATCTAATGATGCCGTAGGATCACTACTAGCTACCCTATATCTTTGTGCAAAACTATTTACTTCTCCTATATTACTAGCAACAACATTTATATTTGATGTATTTGTAGTAATAACATTACCCATACCATTTCCATGTGAGGTACAATAATACTTTAACGAAGCTGGTGCATCTGAAGGTACAACAAACGTAGTTTTTGCTCCAGCATTTCCAGGAGTACCAGTAGAAGTTACACCTGTAGTATAACTTGCATCTGTACTTGTTCTAAATGCTATAGGATGTCCACTATTACTAGAATTACTTTGATCAAATACATATGTATTACCTCTTGTTAAAGTAATAGCTGGATTACCTGTACCATCTAAATAAAATACATTACCAGAACCACCACCATACAATGTACCACTAGCAACTGTTACAGCATAATTTGTAGTAGATGCAAGAGCACTTGCAAGAGATGTTACATCTGTACTTATGCCAGCTAATGTAGTTATGTTTGCATTGTTACCAGCAACTGTAGTTATATTTGCTGATATACCAGCTACTGTAGCAATATTACTTGTAATACCAGCAACAGTAGAAACATTACTTGATATTCCAGCTACAGTAGAAATATTAGAATTGTTACCAGCTACTGTGTTTATGTTTGAGTTATTGCCAGCAACTGTTGCAATATTATTTACGTTTGTTGAAGTAGCTATTGTATTTAAATCTGATACAAAATCACTTGTAGCAAGTGTATTTAAATCACTTACTATATCACTTGTAGCAAGAGTGTTTATATCAGAAACAATATCACTTGTTGCCAAAGTATTTAAATCACTAACAATATCTGATGTTGCTAATGTATTTAAGTCACTTACTATATCACTAGTTGCTAATGTATTGATGTCATTTATTACATCTGTAACTGCTAATGTATTTAAATCACTTACAAAGTCAGAAGTTATTAAACTAGCAACTGCCGCCACTGAAGTAACCTCTGATGATTTACCAGCTACTGTAGTTACGTTACTAGAAATACCAGCAACAGTAGTTACATTACTAGCTATACCACTTACAGTAGTTATGTTACTTGATATACCAGCAACTGTGCTTACATCTGTTGCAGTAATAGAAGTTTCTACATTACCTGTACTACTAAATGTAAGTACTTTACTTGCTCTATCTGCTTTTAATGGTAATGTTAATGTTGCTGAAGGGTCTTCATCTTTTAGTCTTATTGACCTTGATATCTCATCTTCTCTTTCACCCATCATTCCAATCATTTTATCAAGATCAGTATTTAAACTGTCAATAACAAATGGTCCAGATAACGGAAAGTCTGTTGTTCTTTTAACTGGTATGTCACGTACTATAGTATAAATATCATTTACAGTAGCACCACCTCCGAGAGTAATATTACCACCACCAGTTGTACCAGCACCAGATACAGAATATTGTGTAACACCTGATGGACTACTTGCAAAAGTTAAAAGAGTTGATCCTTTAAACACCTTAATATCTGTTACTTCAAATATTTCAAATGAGTAAGCAAATACTGTTTGCCCAGCAGATGCAGTGTACTGGTTTCTGGGAGTCGTATCGTTAACTAATATAGCCATAATTAATCCTTAACATATTTTTTTAATATTGAATAGTATTATTATCATCTACTATTGCATCCTTTAATCCATTAAACATCCACTTTAAATAAAAAATATTATTATATGGTATCATTCTTTTTACCATGTTTGCCTGATCTTTTAATTCTAATGAATCATCAGCAAATAATTTATATATATCAGCTATTATACTTCCAGCTGGACCACCTACTTCAGATATTTGATCTGGTAAAGTTCCTGTAAAAGGATTTTTTTGTCCTAACATTGGTCTTATACCTACATAATTATTAGAAGCTATTTCAGCAAAACTATTTATATCTAATAAATAAGCAGTAATTCCAGAATACTCAGTTGCTTTCATAATTTTTTCAGTGGTTGATTTATATTTCCACCATTCAGGATTTCTTGCAAAGTCTGATAGCATACCTAATGCAAACATAGACATTATTCCAGATGCTACTCCTTGATGTCTACCTTGTAAAGTAGATAAAACTATTTTATTACTTGCCGCCAATCCCCAAGACATAAATTGTATAGGTAACTTAAAAATATTATGTTGTCTATTTTTCATAGATTTACTAAATCTTTCTCCTTTAAATAAACCATATGATAATAATGGTTTATCTGCTTCAGTGGGTGTGATAACTGTACTTAAAACATCTGCTCTCACTGATGCAATATATTTTCTAAATAACTCAGGGTCTTCATCCATCCATTTATCAGCATTAGAATAATATATATCTCTACTTTTAGGAGCTCCATTTTTTTTCCATAAGTTATATATTTTAGATAAATCTTTTTTTTCTAAACCAAACGACCTTAATATATCTAAATCATCTTGTAGATATTGTTTAAGTGCTTTATCTCCTTTATAATCATTTGCCACCATAGCACCAGTTCTAATAATTCTATCTACACTCATAGGTATTACCATTCTTTTCATAGTAGCTGTCCAATGATTTAATAAATTAACATTATAAAAACTACCAGATACCTTATCAAAAAATTCAAATAGTTTATCTCCAGTTCTTCCTAATACTCTATTATTTATTTCTCCAATTCCAGATCCTTGTTCTACTACTCTTGATGCACCAGCACCAGATACTGTTTCCATACCATCACCTAAAAACCTTACCATATGTTTATTTGATGCATCTTTTAAATTTACAGATTCTACATCTCTAAACCAGCTTATAAGGTATCTACCAAATACTTCTTTTATTCCTCTTGATAAAATTATTTTTCCAAAATCAGCAAATCCAGCTATTGTTGCTGTTCCCATCATTGTAAATTGTGCAAATTGTTGTGCTGCTTTTACTATTCTATTTGATGCACTTCCAATTTCCATACCTCTTGGTGATCTATTTAATATTGCATCAGTCATTTCTTCTATATCATCTTTTTGATAAAATAGTCTATCTTCAAAATCTTTAGCATTTATTTCTATTTCGTCACTATGTCTTAAAATAACATCATCAAATGCTTCGTATAATTTCATTTTACCAAATCTATCACCATTAAACATTCTTGCCATTTCTAATGCTGGACCAAATTTATTTAAATATGTTCTCATTAAATCTGCACCATTAGTATCTATAAAATCTGCTATACCATTATGTTCTTTTAATAAAAAATAATTAGGTATATTAAAATTCCTGTGCATAACAAATTTTTGTAACCCTCTACCAGCAATACCATCATAGTCTTGAGCATCACCTTCTCCAATAATTTTATTTATTATTTTGGTGGCTTGTATATCTGCTTGTTTTTTTATCATTTCATCTGTTACTGTTGTTTTAGCTAACGATCCATCTTCAAAACCTAATAATGTTTTTGTTTTTTTTCCTATAGAAAAAGGTAAAGGTAAACCTGTTCCATCATCTAATTTAGTTTGAAAATTTTTCTTTTTAGTAGTTCTATCAAAGAATTGCATTACATTAGATGCTTTTCTTTTATTACTAAATACGATTAATTCTTCATAAATTTCATTAGGTATTTTTCCTTTGTATTTTTTATCTATATATCTTGCTTGCCTAGCTAACATATTTAACTGCTGTCTACTTATATTATCTCCTAGTTCATTAGAATTATATTTAAAAGCATCATAAGTAGTTCCCTTTATTCTTTTTTTATATAAACCACTTTTTGCTACAAGTGGTGCAGTATCTATATCTAAATTTTCTTTGCCAAATCTATCTGCAAAACTTCCAAAATCTTTTTCTCTATAAAAATAATATCTACCATCTTCTAATATATAGATATTTTTATTATTAAATTTAATAATATCATCTACTTGTCTATCTAATGTTTTTTTACTTTTAATTAATTTAAAATATTCTTTTGGTAAATCTAATCTTGTAAGTAAAGAATTTTCGGCTAATTCTTCAGTTGCTGGTTCTATAAGTTCTTGTCCATTTTGTTGTAAATCTATTAATTTTGCTAATTTACCTGATGGATTTTCCATTATATATGGTATTATTACTTCATTATGAAATGCATCTCTTTTATCTATAATAGTATCTGTCATATACTTACGCATAGTATAATGATTTTCTCCAGCAGGTCTTGTAAAATCTTTATTAATAGATTTAATAGAATCTTTAAGAGAATTAATAGAAGCTCTTACATTAAATTCTAATGGTTCTTTTAATTGTGTTTCCATTTTTTTATAAAAATCTTTTTGTTTTTTTGAAAACCCAGCTTGTTTATCTTTTTTTAATATAGCATATTCATCTAATATTTTTTGTTGCTTAGGTGTATATTTATGATTATTTATACGATCATCTAATATTTCCATATATTTCATAGCATCATCAGATAAACCACTTTCTTCAAATTGTTTTCTTAATTCTACAAATATTTTTAAATCTCTTTCTTGTCTTTGTATTTGTGATAGCTGTATTTTTTCTGATAATTGTTTATAAAATTTTTCTCTATCTCCAGCTTTCTTAGACATTTTATTCATAATATCTGTATAAGTTTCAGTTAATCTATCATCTGTATCTATTTTTTCTAATACTTCATCTAAAGCACCATACAGTTTTTTTTCTGTTCTTATTAATGAAAAACTAAATCTTTCTAAGATATGCATTTCTCTTAAAGAATTTTCTAATGCTTCTTCTTCATTACGAATAAGCAATTTTAATGTTTGTGGTTTAGTTGTTTTAGGTATTTGTGATTTTAATTGCTCTAATTTAGAAACTCTATCTCCAGAAAATTTTGCTAAAGCATCCATTTTTGTATTTAAATTTTTACTAGTATTCATTAAACCAGCATCTTGCCCTTCTTGTAATGTTCTCTCATTTAATGATCTAGTAAGCCTTACACCATCTAATACATATTTAGGTTCATTTGCTATTACATCATCATTACCAAAATAAGATGCTTTTATATTTGCTTTAGTTACTCTCTCTGTATATTCTTCAAATGATTCTGCTTTGTTTATTTTTGTTCTTATATTTTCAGCAGTAAAAGATAAATTTTGAGTGCCAACTATTCTTGGACTTTGTATACCTTTACTTTTTAACCATATATCTCTCATGTCTTCTATATAACCATAAGATGCTCCATACCATGGTCCACGATTTAAATTTACCGTACCTCTTGTAAAAGGAACTCCACCTCTAGCAACCTTTTTTGTATTAGCACCAGCATCTCCTACTACTGAGATAACCCAATCTTCCATTAATTGACTATTTGTTCTGTGTAATAAATTTCCTAAAGTAGAACCTCTTGTAAAAAATTCATATCCAACTCCTGTTTTTTGATAACCTGTATCTAATTGAGCATTTAATCTAGGGTCTTCTTCTACTGGAATTACTCCTTCTTCTTTTAAGATAGTGTTAGGTTCTATATTCATTACTGGTGTAGTAACTTCTTTTGCCATTTTATCATTAGGTGCTTTACCTTTAACCTTTACTTTTTTTGTTACAGCATCTTGTCCATTATCGTAAGCTGTAGCATTAGATATATTTTTACCTATTCTATTAGCTGTTACTTTACCTATAGCACCACCTAATAACCCACCAAAAAAAGCAGAACCACCTATAGCAAATACACTTTCTGTTGGTTGATATGTAGGATCTGATGGAGCTCTTATTATTTCTGTTCCAGCAGTAATACCAGCAGATCCAGCACCTACTCTTAATGCTCCTTTTGCAAAACCTACACCTAATGCTCCAGGTAATGGTATTAAATTTTCAGGTCTTAATATACCAGAAAATAAAGCTGAACCAAATCCACCATGAACTCCCATTGTATTTTTTAAATTACTCATACGTTTGTATAAGTTTTTATGATAATCATACTCTTGTTGACTTTTAGAATTAATCAATTCATCAATTAATTCTGATGGTTCATCAACTAACATATCATTAGTAACTGTAAAATTTGGATCTGGTTTTCCTATAGCTAATTGTTTTATTGCATGAACAGATGGTAAATAACTATACCTATATTCATTGGCTACATTTTCCCAAAAACTGGGAGGGTTTTCTGGTATTGCATTAAATGTTAAATTTTTTCTAGGACTTAATTTCATTGTATAAGTTTTTTATCTTCCATTTTAACTCTATTAATTCTTTTCAAACCTTCATTAGCTTGTTCTTTAGAATCATATACTGGCATTTTATTTATATTAAAATATTTTTTTAAAGATTCTTTTTCACTTATAGGAAATATTTTATATATATTTGTATCTTCTACTTTTTGTATTTCTCTACTAGGTAGTATGTAAAACTTATTATTTTTTTCTATTATATAATCAGAATAAGATTCATTAAAACTTTCATTTGCTTCTATAGATAATGTATAAAATGACCTATTATGATTTATAATATTTCTTTCTTTTACTAAAATATCTCCATATTTATTATTTGATAATGGTAATAATTTTTTTACTGGATTTAATTTTTTATTAACTATTTTTGCGTTATCAATATTTAATGCTATATTATTTGCACCAGAATTAGTATTTAGCATATCTATGTTTTCTTGTATAAACTTAGCTTTTTCAGGGTTTACATTTAGTATTCTTTCTTTTTCAAATGAATATTGATTTGAAGTATACCTTAATATATCAGATTTATTTTCAGGTATTGTAATAACTATTGGTTCATTGTTGTTATTCATTATAGGTAAAACTTCATCTTGTCCATCTGTTCTAAAAGTTACTTTTACATATCTTTCATTACTTGCTAAGTTTGGATTAGATACATATTTTAAATTTTCTGGTAATACTGGCATACCATCTATAGTAAAAGCATCAACCATGTTATTATTTTCTGTTTGATTTCCTATTACATCTCCTAATATCCCTTCAAAAGCAGTTTCTTCTTTTACTTTATTTATACCTATACCTCTACTTATTTCTGAAAGTTTACCTTTCCAAGTGTTTTGTTTTCTACCAGCTTCACTTAAATTTATAGTTCCATTTTGTTCTTTTATTTGTTGATATACATTTAATGTTGTAAGTATAGCACCAAAATGAAATCTATCTGAACCAAAATACTCACCGAATCTTTCAGCAGATTTTATTATTGGTGCATATGGATTGTTAATATCAGCTTCTATTTGTTCTCCTTGATTATTTGTAATTACATTATGTGTATAAGTAAAATCTTCATTTACATTAGTAACTGCATCATCATTTAATTTATAAGATGGCATATCACCATCTGTAGTTATTTCTAATATATCCTTTATTTCATTTTTAAAATCATTTTTTTTTATTTCAATAGTTTCATTTCTTAAAACATTATTAAATAAAGTAAAATGTAATTGTTTTTCTATAGCATCTTTTAATTTATGTCTTTTTTCTTCATCTATTTTATTAAATAAATCATTGTATACTTCTGCTACTACATCTTGAAAAACTTTATTCTCACTTTTTTTTACTACATTTGCTAAATCTGAAGGTGTATCATTAAATTCATTAAATATAGTAGCTAATTGCAATTTAATTCTATCACTAGTTTTATCCGATTTAAAATTAACATATGCTGTCATTACATCTTGTCTTTGATTTGGACTAACAGTCATAAATGATTTTACAAAACCATAATTTACATTACTTAAATTTATTTTTTCTAATGGCTGTTTTGCTTTATCTATTGCATCTATTAAAGGAACTACTATTTTATTTAAATTATCTACATTGCCTGTAGCTAGTGTATCTTTTATTATTACACCTAATTGAGTAGCTTTATAACCATTTTCTATTAACTTTGTAAATACTTCTATATCTGTATTTGATACTTCATTGTCGCTTATTAAATCATTTATTAAATTATTTACATCACTACTTGAAGTACTTAATGCAGATAACCTATTTGGTTCACTAGCTGTAATATTACTTATTATTTTTTTATTTGATATAGATCTAGCACTTGGTTGTTTATTTGTAGATTTAAATGCTTTTAATTCATTTAAAATAAATGGTTTAAGTGGCTTTAATTTATTATATAAATCTTTTCTTGTATGACCTAGTATTTCTCCTGGTACTAATGTTTTGTTACCTTCTACTATTTCTATTAATTCTTGTATTATATCTACATTTTGCACTGATGCTTCAGTAATAAATTTTTTTGTTGTTTCAAAAGTTTGTTCATTTACTGTTTGTAATTGTTTAGCTTCAGTAGAGTCAGAATCTAATAGTATATAATTCTTTACTGCTTCTTGAAAAGAATTATAATCTGTTCCTAAATTTATTTGTACATCTTTAGCTACATTTTTTAAATTACTTTTATAATTATTTTTATTTATGTCTGAAGTTATACTTGACGTTTTACTTTTAATTATATTTATAGCTTTATTTTTTGCTTGATTAAGTTGTGCCTTTTGTTTAATACTATCGCCACCTTCAATATCATTTATCTTACCTTCAAAAATTTTATTTTGTTCTCTTATTTCATCAATAGATAATTTTTTTTCATCAATTAAAATATTATATTCTGTTACTATATTATCCATTTCAGTTACAGCATTACCATATGATGTATCTCCTCTTAATCTTTGATTATAATAAGTATTAAATTTTTCTCTTACTGAATTTTTTATTTCATTTGATGGATATAATTTATCTACATTCTTTTTGTCAAAAATAGTTCCATCATCAAGTACTACTTTTTTATTAGGATCACCATTTAAAATTTGTCTTATTGTATCTAATTGACCTATTGTTACTTTAGGTTCTCCTAATTCATTTGTTTCGTTAAGTTTATATGCTAGTTTATTATATTCAACAAATCCTAATAAATTTGCATCTATTTGATTTATATTTTCAATAGAATACGTACCATTAGATATCATATTAGTGGTAATAATATTTTGTTTTAATTCTTCTCTTTTCTGATAATATTTATCAGATAATATTAATTTACCATTTTTATCTCTTACAGGTAACATTGCCATTAATTCACTTTCTAATCTTTTATTTTGTTGTGTTAATGCAGATACTTTATTGCTTCTAGCTAAATTTGCATTTTCTTTTGTAACACTAGATAATAAAGGATTTACTTTATCTCCAACTATAATATCAAATTTGTTTAAAAATTGAGGAGAAACATTATCTCTCATTGGTGCTAATTCATTATCTAACATACTAGCTAAATTATTTACATCTTGTCTTTTTATTGGATCTTCATAAAATTCTTTTTTTATTCTATTAATTTTAGAAGTAACAGAATTTTCTAAAGAATTTTCATAAGCTACTCTTGATGCTTGATTGTAAGCATCATTGTATATAGTTCCTCCTTCTGACATTTCTTTATACTGAGGAACTCCATCAATCATTTCTATCGGTGCTTGACTTTGATCTAGTTGTGCTTGCCTTAATGCATTTTCTTTTGCTTTTTGCATATATACATTACTTATAGTTTGGCTAGCTTGTATTAAAGATTTAGCTATAGATTCTTGACCAGTAGTATCTATAGATATATTATAGTTTACCTTTGGTTTATCTGCTGTTCTTATTCTTCTTGTATCTTTATATCTTGTTACCATTATTATCCTTTAAATGTATATCCTTTATTTGCAAAACCTGTTGTTTTCCCTGGTCCACGACTAGCTACATTTGTAACACCACCAGGAGTGTAACTACTTGTAACTGTAGGTTTAGTAGGTGTTGGAGTTTTAACAGATAGATAATTACTATATCCACTAAAAGCTGTAGCTGTTGCATTTATGTAGGATGCAGTTCTTATAGAACTAGCATAACTAGGCATATTTCCTTGAGCAGTTAATACACCTATTTGTCTATCAGCTTGTGTATTAGCTATAGTTAAATTAAATCTATTAGTTGCTACATCTGCTCCAAATAATTCTTGTGCAGTTGATTTAATATTGTCTTTACTTGATGAAGCAAAACCTCGATTATAAGCAGTTAAAGCTGATAAATCTTGTTCTAGCAGTCTTCTTCTTTCTATTTCTTCTTCTCTAGCTTGAATTGCATTTATTCTTTTTTGTTCTTTTACTTCAGTAATTTGTTCAGATGTTTGAAACTTCATCAAAGCATTACTGTTTTCTGCCATTCTTGCTTGAACTTTTCCTTGATATATTTGAGAGCCAGCAGTTATTGCTGTTGCCGCTACTGCCGCTGATACTGGGTCACACATTAAAACATATACTCCATAATTAATCCTGTTATTCTTACTGGTAAAGGATCTGATTGTGTTATACTAACTGTCGCATCTTTATTATAACCTAACAAATAGAAATCTCTTTTACCTGTTATTGGTGTAGGTGCATTTGATAAATCATCTGTTACTTGTCTAAGTGTAAGTTTGTTATTTGATATAGTAGTAGCTAATGCAGAGTTTAAACCTAATACTACTTTACTAATTCTTTTAGGTTTACCTTGTAAAGAACCAGTTGTTACTACTGTTTCTACTGGCATAGTTTCTACTTCTACATCATAATCATATCCTACTGTAATAGTTGTAGTATCAAATCCAGAAGACAGTTCTAATACACCACCACTAGTTACTGCAAATGTACCCATATGATAATCACCACTACGTACATTTACAGTTTTACTAGCATAATTACTTAGTCCTGTAAATGTAGTACCAGCACTTCCTATTGTAAAAGTACTTGAATGATCTAATGTATTTTCTTCTGTTCCCATTTCTTCTATATAATAAGTTGAATTCCTATATACTGTAAAGAATAATCTACTTCCTACTGCTTCTATACTTTTAAATGTAGCACCTGTTGTTGTTTTCCATTCTGTCCAACCAGCTAATTTTTCAGAACGAACTGCATGAAACACACCAGCAGTACCATCTGTGTTTATAAATATTGCATAAGATTCTGGTCGTTCTGCTGTACCTTGTAATATAGTCATATCTATTGGAGTATTTATTAAATGACTAGCTAATACACTAATGTTTGTAGCTGAGTAAGATAATTCTAAATCTGTAAATAATAATTCTCTTACTGCTCTACCATGCTTTTGTACAAATAAAGCACCACCTTCTAATGTTTTTATATTTACATGACTACATCCATGTGTAGTTTGTCTACGTGCTGTAAAATTACTAGGAGTTAAAACAGATTGTGTAGCTTGTGGAGCAAAAAATTCTCCATTAGCTGTAAATATAAGTAAGTGTCTATTAGATTGTAAATGTCTTATGTCAGCTACTTGTGATGCACCAATAGAAGATTGTATGCTATCTGCATCATCTGATTCACCAAGATCAAAATTAAAATACTGATCTACTTTAGATGCCCATAACCAATCTGGTAAACTAGATGAACCACCAAACCACAGCCTACCATCATGAAATGTTGCTGAAGCTGGATAACCTCTTACTGTGCTAAAAACTTGTTCTTGCCATTCTGTATTTGCTTGATTTGGACTTGTAATAAATACAGCAGTTCCACCACCAGCATCAGTATTATCTGCATTAGTAGATCCACCAGCAGTAAAACTATAACTATCTTCATTTAATACTGTTATGGTTCTTGCTCCGTTAATATTACCAGCAGTAATTGTATCTACTGTATTAGCACCAGCTATAGTAACACTTGCATTATTTGTTAATCCATGTAAAGGATCATTTACAGTAATTGTTTTTGTACCTACTGCTGTAGTAAAAGGATCATTGATTAATTTTTTTTTCAGTGTGCCTTCTATTGTAGCTGTAACTGTAGTTGCATTTGTGTGTCCTGTAATTTCTAAAGTAGTATTTTCTATTTTAATATAAGAACCTACATAATCAGCATTAAAATGATCTGCACTAGATGTAATTGTTACTGATCCTGTAGTACCACTTGATGATAATGTTACTGCACTAGATGCAAATTTATAATATGGTTGGTATACATTTTCTGTATCAGTATCAAAAGCAAAGTTAGATCTACTAAATGCTGTAAGACTTGTTCTTGTTATAACTTGTGTTGCCATACTAGGATGTGTAATTATCATAGTATCACCAGCTTGTGTAAATTGCATTTCAAATAAAATAGATGTTCCCCAAGGACATGATGTAATAGTTTGCGTTAAACTATCGTTTCCTAAATAATATATATCTACTCTTGTATTACTAAATGCACATATATACTGTTCATTATCATCAAAATCAAAACCTACTAGTCTAGCATTGCCAGGTAAACTTGCATATCGTTTTGTACCATTACGTCTTTTAAAACCACCTTGTGAAAACAAAGATACATTTTGCATTTTCTTTGCTCCATTTGTATAGGCAGAAGTATCACTACGCAAGTTCATCATAGGATCTAATTCACCAGCCTGAAAAGTTGTTTTTAATTGTCTTAGTATTGCTCTAGTTTTTGCCACACTTACTCCACAGTTCCAGTAATATTACCAAGTCCTGTTGAGTTACGAGTATTAGTGAATCTAGTAGTACGTAACCTACTGGATGTTCTTTGTTGTGCATCTAAGTTTTTAGCTAAAGCTATTTGCCTTTGTGATTTAATTTCTAATGAATCTGATAATGATGTATTCTGTGCTACAGCAAAAGCAAATATAGAAGCTAGTACTAATTCTGCTGAGAATATAAAATATGGTGGAAAAAATACTTCAGGATTTGTTGCTGACTCATCATAAAAAGTATAATCTGCATATACACTATCGCTTGATACTGCATCATTATAGACCATATCTCCATATCTTTCAAATTTAATAGGTGTATCATTTACAAACACACCATGTAATCCTACTAAGTCTGAGGGTAATTGATATGCTGAATCCCATCTATGATCTGGTGTATCAGTTAATTTTGAAAGCTGTGCTTGTTTACTAGCAAACCTCCAACGATAACTTGATAACATATTTTTAATTGTATCTAAGTACAAGTTACTCGCTACTGTACTTTCTGTAGTGCCATCTGAAAAAGAACTAATAGGACTTGCTCCTATCATTACTAATGCTCTTGCACATATATCTATCTTTGTTGTTGCCATATAGGTTTGGGGAGATTGCTCTCCCCACTCCTTGTTAAGTTATGCTAAAAGTGCGACTGTTACTGTTGCCGCTCCTGTAGCTGAAGTTACAGTTGCTAAGTCTACTGCTGGTGTACCACCAGTAGCACTTATAATAACTATAACATCAAACTGCTTTAACTCATTAGTAGCACTATTAAAGTACCCTGAGTTGTCAATGTCGCCAACTGCTTCTGTAGATTTGTATATCCACATACCAGGATTAGCACCACCAACTTTGTATAAATCACTTGCTACGTAAGCCATGTGTACCTCCTATTCAGTTATTTGCACTTCAAAGACTGCGTTATCGTCAATTAAGACAACACCCAGACTCATATATGCAGTTATTAAATTAGACACTCTTTCTGGAATGTAGTTAATTTCTGTGGTTACATCTGCACCCATAGCTACACCTATTCCAGATCTGTGATATGCGAAACATTGTCTTCTACCACCTGTTACTGGTAGTCCACTATGTGTCATCCACATAAAACCAAGCCATCTTTTAGCAACCATACCACCTTTGTATGGAAGTTCATCTGGTCCAATGAAGTCTGCATCAGCAAACGCATTGATTCCTAATAAATCAATCCAACCATCAGGTGATACTACAAAGTATCTATCACCATCATCAGGTATATCACCTTCACCCATTGATCCAAATACACCATTTATCTTGGCTATTGTTAAACCATCTGAGTCAGAGTTACCTGATAGGTTTGATGTTCCATCAAGAGCAGTAGTAATTAGTTCGTCAGTCTTTCTTCCTAACGCACCAGCACTACTCTGTGCTACTACCATTCTTTCATCAATGTTGGTTTTTAGTTCGTCTAGTCTATCGACATAGTCAGCACTAAAGAAATCTTGTAGTGTAACTGTTACGTTTGTATGGTCGATATTCATGATCGGCACTTGTCCATGTCTTGATTTTTGGACAGCAGAGCCTTTTCCTACTTTTTGAAAAACTGCTTGATTACCATTCACACTTGGTTTTTGTCTGATGGTGTCTTTAAGTTTTGATCCCATTCGCTGATAAGCCATGTGAACATCACTCTCAAACTGTTTTATAAAAGCAGTGCTTATTCCTATAGACATAAGTCCTCCTTATTAAGTTAAAAAAGTTTCACCGAGTTTATCCAGCCTATCTTTGTAAGGTTATCCAAATGGGCAATACTTCAATACTCTGGGACTGCTATATAAATCTATATATTATATTAATGTTTTTTGCAACGAGAAAATTTTACAAAACTTAAATTATTATTTTTTGTAATCTCCGAATCAAAAGTACAATTAAGATGTTTAAGAAGTTTTACTGCTTTTTCATTACCAGTATGTACATAATTGTACATATATTCATAAGGTTGCTGTAAAAAATCTACGTATTTTCTACTTAATAATGCTAATTTTAAAGGTTTTGTATATGCTTTTTTAGTAGCTAACATCCATAATCTTGCTACACCTATACTTTCTCCTATAGTTCCACCACACAAAACAGGTTCTTTATCAAAGAATAATGTAAATGTTTGTGCATTTGTACAAGTAAAAGGGTAAAGCATAGACTCTATAGGTTTAGATCCTACAGCATCTAACTCTATAATGTCTTCCATTCGCATATTGTTTCCAATATATCTAGCATCTTTTTCTGTACTTGGTCTTACTTCAATAATCATTTATATAATTTTTCAAATGCTGAGTCTATCTGTCTTATATAAGTTTCATCTCTACTAGGTGCGTGCCAATATCTTCTGTCCTTCATCATCTCTTGTAAGTCTTCTTTTGTTTTACCAGCAATAAAATTATCTGTAGTTTGTGACATACTATTTTGTAACATACCCATAATTTTTTCTACTGCTTCTACACCTTGTGAAGTAGAACACATCATTTCTAACATAGGTCTTTGTCCTTCATCAAAGTTTTTATTTACCCACAAACTTACAGCTTCAATACGTTGATTTGCATTTTCACCTAGCTTTTTCTTTTCACCATCTATATCTACTTGTGGTTGGCTTTGTATAAATAAGTCTATTCCTTTATCAAATGCTTCTTGACTTAGTTTATTATCTTTACAATAAGTTTTCCATCCATCCATAAGAGGTGTTTCTGTTTCATATGTGTCTGGTATTTCTGGTAATACATAAGTTTCAGGTACAGCTTTAAGAGTTTCTTCTTCTAATTGTGTCTTTATTTCTGTAGTTAAGTCTTCTTTTTTCTTACCAATATAAGTTTCAGCTTCAGTATAAGACTTTGCTAGTCCTTCATAATCAGGGTTACCATCTTTAAAAAACTTCTCTGGTAACCATTCTGGTCTTTCTGCTACTTCTCCTACTTCATCTTTTACTTCTTGTTCGCTATTTATTAGGCTTTCTTGCTCGCTCATTTTTACCTTCCTTTATTCGTTGTTCAATAATACCAACTAGAAATCTCATACCTTCTCTTGCTCTTAACTCTTGATCAGATATATTAAATCCAGCTACACTTTCTATAGTAATAGATCTTAAATATTTAAGTGTTAACATTCCAGCATCAGTTACAAAACAAGATAATAAAGTTTCATTTAATCTTTTTTCTTGTTCAGTACTTCTACGTATTCCATCTATACTAACTTGGGGGAGTTTCTTGTCCATCATCTTGTGCCATTTGTCCTTGTTGTTGTTGCATCATTTGCTGTGCTTGTTGCATTTGTTGCATTATTTGGTTCATTTCCTCTTTTGATCTTGTAAGTTTTGCTGGTATTCCAAATTTTTCTGCTAAATATTTAGTAGCTTCATTACTATCTACCAATAAATTTATTAGTTGTGGTCCAAATCTAGCACCAATTAATTCTAAAAATCTATTAAATCCATTAATATCTTGGTTAGCTTGTGCTTGTGCTAGTGGAGAAGTAGACTGTATTTTTATTTCTCTACCATTTACTGTTGGTATATTTATTCTACCTTGTTTCTTTAGAATATGTATCACTCTCTGTAATACTGGAGTTACCATCTCTGCTTGTAGTCTACCAAATGATGAACCTATTTGTCTTGATAGATCAGCCATACGTTCTGCTACTTCTGTAGCTGACATTGGTGTACGATTAGGGTCACCTAACATTTCATTATACAATGCTCGTTTAATATTCTGTCGCATATCTTTTAATACAAGATCAGCTACATTAAAGTTACCAGCATTTTTAATTGGCTCTAGTCCTCGAGATGATGGAGAACGTGGAATGATAGTTCCTGGTAAGAGTTGAATCGTATCCACATTTATAATTCCATCATCTTCCATTTGATACATACCAGATATAGCCATCTGTGCATTTTCTAATATCATTTCTATTACAAGGTTACAGGTCTTAATTGCTGGCATAGAATTTAAAAGTGGACCACGCCCATAAATTTCACCAGCGGCTTTGCTCCAACGAAATACTACATATGGGTTTGATCCTTCACCTGTAAATTGATTTTGTAAATATATATGTTGAGGATTTGTACCAAATACTGTAAGATCATTTACTTCTACATTTGGTTTACTATAATTTCTTGATACACATTCTACTAATTGCACAAACATATCATTACCATTTTGTAACTGTCTAGTTATTTCTGCTGGTACATTTGCTTGTGGATAAATTAATTGAATATTAGATGCTTTTATTTTTCTTGTTCTATAAACTGTGTCTATAATATCATTCGGTCCTGTATCTAATGTAAGTCTTGATAAAGGGACAGCAGTAAATTTTATAGGCTTTATTGCATCTCCTTCTTCTATTAACATTGCTCCTGTTCCTACAGCTAAGTCTAAGAATGATTCATGTATTTCTTGTGCAAAGTTTGAGTTCTGTAATATTTCAAATACATAATTTGTTACACCATCTAATGATTCATTTACTTCATTACGATCTTCTGATGGTATTTCACTACCAGCTATAAGTTCTGCCCATCTTGCATAGTTAGGAACAATACCAGCTTGTAATCGTGATGCAAATTCTTGTACACCAACCACAGCAGTTTCATCAAATATCTTATCAGTTTTAGTTTGCCCAGCAGATGTAGGATAAAAACTTTCTCTTGCTGGCATACTGTATTCAAAACATTCTTCGAAGGTAGGTCTCCACAACTCTTTTATACTTTCTGCTCTTTTATATCTAGCTAACATATTTTCTAAGCTAGACATTTCTTTCAGTATGGGTTGAGGAATTAATGCTACCATTATATCTGTTTAATTATTATTGTTGCTAACATTACCATAATAACACCACTAAAAGCAATAAAGATTGTTTCTAATCTTTTTACTCTACTTATAATCTCTAGCCATCTTTCTGTACATACAGCTTCATGTGTATCTAAATGTGCTTGTATCTTTTGTGCATCTGGTTTCATATTAACTTAAAGTTGTATTATTAGTAGTATTAGAAAGATATCCACCACCACTTGATGTTAGTAAACTTCTTCTACCGAAGCCAGCTTGTATTTGTTTCTTTCTAGCTTTACTTGCTTCTGATTGATCGCTTAAATTTTGATCTCTTATTTCACCTTCTCTAATAGCTATAGATGGATCAGGTTTGGATGGAGGTGGTAATACTACTCTTGGAGGTGATTTAAATAATCCTGAACACATAATAATTCCTTTCTATAATCTTGATCTAATATCGAATACGTTCCACTTCTTTCGTATACTCTTTTTTGGTGCTTTTGTAAAGACATCAAAATTAGTTTTTGCTTGTACTACTTTGCTAGTAATAGAACTCTTAGTAATCTGCCTACCTTCTCCAGCACCTAATAATAAATATTGTAGTGCGTCATGTACGTGTGAGTAGTGATTCTTGTCTGGTTTTTCTGTGTATCGTTCACCAGATACTTGCATACGTTTGTACTGATAACCACCTTCAAATCCTTTAATTAAATGTTTACAACTTTTATCAATTAATATACCTGACTTACCTTCTAACAATCGCATCAATGGTGCAGTTACAGATTCTATTCTTAACGATACATCATTGGATGGTGCTGGAATGGCACGAATACCAGCACCACGTAGTATTTGGAATGGAGTAGACTCATCAGTCTGTGCTCGATAATCTCCAGCTGGATCTCCAAATATTCGTGCTACTGGTATGTTGGGAAATTTACTTACCATCTCTTGTCTAAGTAGTTCCCCAAATCGCACCATACCCATATCTTGTGCTACGATCTCGTGTAGTATTAACCATCTCCCTCGGACTTGTTGTGCAAATACACAAGCTGGAGTTAAACCAAAGTCGATACCTATATAGTATGGAACTTCTGCTGGTATTATTGGTTGCTTGGCAACGTGTAAGTCTGAAGCAAATTGTTTGTATACAGGTTTACCATCTTCGATTGAACCTAATCTATTCATTACATACACATCAATCCATGACTTTGTCTTTCCTCTAATAATAGAAGAATAGTAATCTCGCATTAGATTGTTTCTATTCTCTGCATCTGGATTATTTATATAGTTTTCTACTTCTTGATCTGAGTTTCTTTTTTCTAACATACCTGGTGGTTGTGTAAAAAATTTCCAGTTGTCAGGTTTGACTAACATCATAACTTCTTCTCGTGATAGATGTTCTGGTGGTGGTGCATCTCCACTCATCACACTCCACCAATGATCTTCGTCTGGTGCGTTGGTATCTGCTATAACACCATACCAAGTTGGTCCACCATCTTTCATAGAAGGGTATCTTCCTACACGCATAGTACCAGCATCTATAATTGGCTTGGCTATTTCTCTGCTTTCATTAAAGAAAAGGAATGTTAATTCTAAAGATAATAACTTCTTAACATCTTCTGGTCTATCCAAAGCCAGAAAAATTACTTCTAAGTCTACATCACCTACTTGTATTCTATGTGTATAGGGTGGTGACCAATTCATTTTACCAAACTCTTTTTCAGGAAACCAATCTAACCATGTCTTCATAGTCGTAGTCTTTAACTGTGGGTTTGTATTTCTTATAATAGCTACACGAGATTTACGTATGCCATCTGGTGATGGTTTCTGTGCTAAGGCTCTACGGAATACTTCTATACAACAAGCAACAGATTTACCAGAGCCTACTGGTCCACGTAGTCCACGAAAGAAACTATTGTCTTTCATAAAACTTTTGACTACTGCACCATCAGGTTTGTAATTTAATTTCATTCGACTTGTTTGTTGTCTACTGCGTATCGGATCATCTTACCAGCTAGTTCTGGACCGACTGCATTTATAAACTTATCAACTTCTACGTTAGTCATAAACTCATTAGGGTAAAATTTTAAATGAGTATTACGTACAATAGAACGTAGTCTATTTAAATCTTTTAAAGATAGTTCACGTATAAACATTTTTCTCCTCTATAAATTTTTTATACTCTGCATCTTCTTCTGGTGTGCGTAGAGTAAAACCTTTAGCTAATAGATCCCATAATCTACATTGAACTTCATATTTACTTGGTCTTGATTTAAACTCCATCTTATAATTAATGGTATACACTAACAGTTCCAAGCACGTAAAGATTTATTTATTCTTGAATTAGGATCACGAGCTGTCTTCTTACTCGTTAACTTCTTCTTCATACCTTTCATCCTTGCACAAAACGAAGCACGTCTTTTATTGCCTACTACTTTGCTCGGTGCTTTTAGATTTCTTTTCTTACCAGTCTTGGTACGACCTTTATTATAACTAGCACGACCTTTAGCATTTAATCCACCTTTAGGATTCTTGCCTTCTTTTCTTGTCCATGCTGGTGATTTAGCCATTTGCTTTTACTTTCTTTTTAGCAGTCATTGATAAATCTTTTAAATGGAATAATGGCTTACTAGATTTGGTATGTGTTTTACCAGTATGTAATTTACCATTAGACATTTTATGCATAGCACCAGTATGTACTGTACCATCTCTTAAATAATGTTTAACTGTTTTTGCCATTTCTTTTTTTCCTTTTAAAGGTTGCTACATTAGTAGGCTTACCACCCACTCCTTGTTTAACACTACGTTTTCTTTTTACTGCTGATGTCTTCTGTGCTGATGTCATTCGCTTTGCTTTAGCTAGTGGTACACATTTAGGATACTTACGTTTAGATCCTTTGCTTCTACCACATGGTTGATACTTACCATTCTTCTTTGGTGCTCCAATATCAACCCACTTCTCACCAACCCATTTACGTAAACTCATATCCTACGTATCCATCTATATAAAGCATATACCCCCAGACCTAAAAAAATATAACAGATACCATCAAACCAAGATATGTTGTGTATTGTTTCTATTAGTTCAGGAGTTATGGTCATGCACGTTTCCTTTTCTTAGATGTTTTTTTCTTGGCAGACTTTGGCTTGATCCTACCAGAGCAAACACCAGAAGCATACATATTAGCATAAGCACTTGGGTATACTTTAAATTTTCTTTT